GTATTATACAAGATATTATTGCACTATCTAAACAAGGACAAGATTTAAACACAAGTGCATCCTCAACTTTAGATAGGGCATTAGTTTCATATAACGAATCTTTAAAACCTTTAAATTCTGCAAAGAAATTAATTGATAAAGTAAAAAATGATTCAAAAGCATTAGGTTTAGATATACCTTCAGAAACATTATCTTTATTTGATAGAATAGATTCATTTATTAGTAATTCTAATAGTGCTATAAAACAAATTAGAGCAATAGTTTAAATAATTAAATAAGTAAATATGAATGTAATTAATGAAATCAAAACTCTTTTGGGTATGGAAGTAAAACTTGCTCAAATGAAACTTAAAGACGGAGTTACTGTTATAGAAGCAGATGCTTTTGAAATGGATAACAATGTTTTTATTGTAAACGGTGAGGATAGAATTCCTGTACCTGTTGGAGAATACGAACTTGAAGATGGAATGATTTTAGTTGTAGCAGTTGAAGGTGTTATTGCTGAAATTAAAGAAGCCATTGTAGAAGAAGAAGCTCCAGAAGCTGAAGTAGAAGTTGAGGTTGAAGCACAAGCTGAAACAGTAGCAACTCCTAAAAGAATTGTAGAATCAGTTTCTAAAGAAATGTTCTTTTCTGAAATTGAAAAACTACGTACTGAAATTGCTGAATTAAAATTAGCAAAAGAAGTAAAAGAAGAATTAAGTTCTGATGTTGTTGTTGAACCATTAACACATTCACCAGAAGTTAAATCTGAAGTAAGAATAAATAAAATATCAAATAATCGCCAAATGACTACACAAGATATAGTTATGGCAAAACTTTTTAACTAAAAAAAATTAAATTATGCCAACTACAACAAGTATTTCTACTACGTATGCAGGAGAATTTGCAGGAAAATATATCTCTGCTGCATTATTATCAGGTTCAACTATCGCCAATGGTGGTATTGAAGTTAAACCAAACATTGCTTTTAAAGAAGTAATTAAAAGAATTGCTACAGATGCTATTGTAAAAAATGCAACCTGTGATTTCGATGCTACATCTACTGTAACTCTTACAGAAAGAATTATTATTCCTGAAGATTTTCAAGTAAATTTACAACTTTGTAAAAAAGACTTCAGAAGCGATTGGGAGGCGATTCAAATGGGGTATTCTGCATTTGACACTTTGCCACCATCATTTGCTGATTTCTTATTGTCACACGTTGTAGCTAAAGTTGCTGAAAAAACAGAACAAAACATTTGGAAAGGTGTTAATGCTAACGCTGGAGAATTTGACGGATTTATTACACTTACTACTGCTGATGCTACTGTTATTGATGTGGTTGGTGCTGCTGGTGGTGTAACTGCTGGAAATGTAGTTGCTGAACTTGGAAAAATTGTTGATGCTATTCCTGCTGCACTTTACGGAAAAGAAGATTTGTATTTATACGTTTCTCAATCTATTGCTCGTGATTATGTACGTGCTTTAGGTGGATTTGGAGCATCAGGTTTAGGTGCTAACGGTACAAATGCACAAGGTACACAATGGTTTAACAATGGTTCACTTTCTTTTGATGGTGTTAAAATCTTTGTTTGTAACGGAATGACAAATGATTTTGCTATTGCTGCTCAAAAATCTAACTTATACTTTGGAACAGGTTTGTTATCTGACCAAAACGAAGTTCAAGTAATTGACTTGGCTGATATCGATGGTTCACAAAATGTAAGAGTAGTAATGAGATTTACTGCTGCAGTTCAATATGGTGTAGGTGCTGAAATTGTACTTTACACACCAACTGCATAATCTGAATTATAATACTAAATAATGGGGAGGTAAAATGCCTTCCCATTTTTTTTAACTTTAAAATATAAAACTATGCCTTGCGATATATCATTAGGAAGAGCTGTACAATGTAAAGACAGTCTTGGTGGATTAAAAGCAGTTTACTTCATTAATTGGGGTGATGCTACTACAGTAACATATTCTGCAACTGCAGGACAAGAGGATGTAATCACTGCTTTAGGTGGTACTCCTATTGGTTACAAATATGAATTAAAAGGAACTTCAACTTTTGAACAAACTGTAACAAGTTCAAGAGACAATGGAACTACATTTGTTGACCAAAAATTATCTTTGGATATTAAAAAATTAACTATTGCTGACCATAAACAACTTAAACTTTTAGCTTATGGACGGCCACAAGTGATTGTTGAAGATAACAATGGTAGTTTCTTTATGGCAGGATTAACTAAAGGAATGGATTTAGTAACTGCTACTATTTCTACAGGTGCTGCAATGGG